CCCATTCCAATACCAAACCCTGCTCTTGCTGCATTAGGACCTTGCAATGATAATACGTCATTACCGTCACTTGTTTGTCCACCACTAAAGACTCTTGCTTTCATGTCTTCCCATTCTTTTTGTCCCTTGCCATTTTCTGCATTTTTATCTAAATCTACTCCTTGAATTGCTGCCAAAAACTTTTTTTCTTCATAATCTAAATCTCTTCTTGAAGACAAAGTTTGCATTAATTCTGGAATAGAAAGAGATGCCTCTAACTCTTCATAGTTTTTCCATATGCCTAAAGTAAAAACCTCTGACTCTAGTTTTGCTAAATCTAAATCAAACCAACCTTCATCTTTGTCTTTTGAAATTTCTTTAATTGGTTTTGTTTCTTCTTTATCAAGGTCTTCACCTTCTTTATTTTTTTGTTTTATATTAATTCCCGCAGCAATTTCAATAATATCATATAGGGTATTAAGATCAATGTGCTCGTCTAGGTCTAAAAACAAATCTGGACTATATTGTTTCATGCATATTCTACAGCATTCCAACAAAATATCAATAGACTCTTCATCATTTTGTGATTTTTCAAGAAGGACAAATATATCCATAAACTCTCTCATATATTTAATCTTTAAAGGAGAGCACTCAAGAACTTGATTGTTTAGTAATACAATTTGAGATGTTTTAAATACTTTTGTAGCCATTAGTTAATTTTAGCACAAAACAATAAAGCCTACTCCCCATTATTTGAGAGTAGGCTATTGTTTACTTTTTTATTTAGGCTCCGACGTAGTTAGTACCGGATCCATCGTACCATGTACGGTCAACAATCTTACCGTATGTTGCTGTTGAATCATCTGGAAGCATACGGAATGAAACTTCAAACATAGAAGCCTCTTCACGCTTTGCTGAAACTGTAACTGCCTCAATTGAAAGAGCACGATATCCAACATATACACGCTCTACTGAGTCGGACTTGTCTCCATCACCAGTTCCTGGACCACATGCAACAAGACCACGCTCAAGTGGTACTTCTCCAATGTCTCCTGCTGAGAGTTGAAGAGTACGACCTGCTGATGTATTCTTTGTTCCTGTTAATGCTGCATCTTTTCCTGCGGTTGCAAGAAGTAAATTTTCTAATGTTGCTTCAGCAAAAGCGGTAGCAAGAGAAACTTGCATTCCCTGCTTGTATAGTTTAGCAACGTCAAGAACCTGATCTACGGCTACCTCGCCGAAATCTGGTGTGAAGGTCAATTCAAGACCATTCATTGTATAGCCAACATTTGTAAAGTCTGGGTCTACAGAAAGTGTAGACTTGTAAGACTCTGTAGCAACAAATGCAGGAATTGCTGTTGAACCTGTTGGTGTAAGTTTGTAGTCTGCAACGAAAATTGCTGCTGCACCTACGATAATATTTGTAGACGTACCACGTGAATATGCCATTTTTAACTCCTTTTTTCAATTTTTTTCTATATTAAGTTATTAAAGCATTGTAAGATGCCTTCTCTAAACTATTATATCAGCCTTTTTATGTATAATATGGGGCTAGGTCATTTATAGTATGATAGTCATACTCAATAATAAACTTATTCAAGGTAAGCCCACGTAGGGAAGATAGTTCTGTTAGGTCTCTAACTTCTTCTAGTTGGTAGACCTTTATGTCATGGAAATAGACATTTCTAATCAAAGGCACTGATAAATCTAAAAGAGGAGTTTCTCCATCTTGTTTTTTCATTGTCCATCTATTTAGGTCTTCTGCTGCTGCATCTGCTCTATCTAGTAATTGAGATAAAATTGTGCTAACATCTAAGATTTTGCTGGGAGTTGAATATACATAATACAACAACTGCTCACACTTGAGAGGATACAAACCACTTCTTCTATATCTAATAAGTCTGTCATATTGAACAATTACGTCTGGCTGTGTATTTAATGCAATGCCTTCATCATCATATTGCGTTGGTATGTCCACTCTGTTTTTGCTTAAGTCATCAATTGCTGCTGCGTTAGATGGTATTGTCAAAACACTAAGGCCGTATTCATTTAATGCTGCTTGAATAAAAGCATTTATCCAAATTGGTGGAAAGGGTAAGTTTATTATATCTTTTGCCATTTTACTCTACCTCCACATTAATGTTTGTAATCCAACGATAGCCAATTTCTCTACCCTTTGATTTTCCAATATTTGATCCTGCTCTTAAATTGCTCTTGTATATTTTTGGATTGCTCAAATGATCATAAATTCCAGAAGCCCTTAAGAATGTTTGCTTAAAATAATAATTCATAAAGTTGTCAAATGTTTTTTCATAGGAACCTTGAACCCAGTCTCCTCCAGGATTTGAAACATTAACTGGATTTTTTGTAAAAATTTGTTCTCCACCAACATTAAAAGAAAGTACGGAAGCATTTCTTGGTTTAATTACAACTGGTTGGCCGTACTCCATAATTCTTGCTTTGTTGTAGAACGGAACCAAAGAACCTTGCTTAATTGATGTTGATTGTTTAAAATCAGACTTAATTGATAACCCAAGATTGCTTACAGTATGAGTAACTTCAAAAAGTCTTTTAGATGCCATTCCAACTTTGCCCCATTCATAAACGTGGTGCATAGACATTGGATCCATTTTTGCATTTGCATCAACGAACATCTTTAATGCTTCTACTGTGTCTCTTCCTAAGTTATTTAAAAATACTGTTTTTCCTTTTTGTGCCCCTTCAAAAAATCCAAAAGAATAATCAACAATATTATTCATCTTTTTCATAAATTTTTTATCATCAAATTTAACTTGCATTAGTCAGCCCCACTTTGGTTTTCTGTTCTTCGTAAAACAACTTTATAATAATCTATTGTACCAAAAGGGTTTACAACTGGATCGTATGTGGCAATTTCATAGATTGTGCCTTTTCCAGAACGTTCTCCAGAAGTTTCTTGATATATAAGTTCATCCATACTGTTTCTTATGTTTGTAATAATAATGTTTGTAAGTGAGTTATTATCTTTATTTGTTGACTTACGAATGTCATTTTTAATTCTTCCAATAAGCATGTTTTCATTTTTTGTAAAAACCTTTGCCTTAATATCTTCTGCTAATGCAGTTCCGCCTGGAGTAAAATTAACAATAACACTTTTGTCAAAAATCCAATTCTTTAAGCCAGAGCCATACATATCACGCTGAATAGTTGGATAATATATGTCTGCAATCATTGGATACAAAAAGTCTGTTGCTTCGGATGGCATTATAAAACTCCGATTTTAACTCTGGAATCTGATATATACTTTGAAAGAATTTTATCAACTAAAAGATTTCCAGTACCATCTAATATTGATTTATTAAACTGAAGTTTAAATTGATCTGTATTATAAGTAGTTACGTATCTCTTATAGTAATCAAGTTTGCCAGTACTAATGTCATCCATTAGCATTAATGTTGCTTCTTTAATATCAAGTGGTACTACTTTATATCCCGTTTCTAAAACAAAAGTAAAATCTGATTGGTTATCAAAAGAGTTACCGTAACCAATTGGTCCAAGCCAATCTGATTGAGCAGTTGGCAAAAACAATGGAGCCTGCTCTGATCTATTATACTCTTCTCCTGGTATGTCTTTAATAATTGCAGTACCATTATCGCTTAACTTATAGGTAACTCCAAAAATTGCAGGAGTTGCTAAACTGCTGTCATACCAAAGGATATTGTCTTGATACACTTTTAAAACTTTGTGACTTCTATAATTTAGTGGAACATAGTCAGTTCCAAGTCCTACGTGCTCGGTTGTTTTCTTTTTATAATAAAATCCTTCTTGGAGAACTGCATCAATAATAGATCTGGCTAAAAATTCTTGTTTTTTATATTCTGCAATTTCAGTTGCTGTTGTTGCTAAATCATTTGGATCGGCATATGGTCTATAAATTTCAAGGCTATCTTGAACAACAATGTCGGCGCCTGCTCCACTTTCGGCTTCATAGATTGTAAGGGTATAGGATCCATCATATTTTACGTAGTCGTCATCTAAAACATAAGATACTTTTTTGTTGGCATTTGAAGTAACTTCTTCTTCAATTTCTGTAAAGTCTGGGCTTTCAATAACTAATAAATAATCAGCATAAGCACTTGGAACATCATAGGTAATAGTGATTGGGTATGGCGGAAGTCTTAGTACTTGCATTATTTAATACCATAGTGCTTTGCAAGTTCTAGAGCGCTAGCCTCTCTAACTGATTTGTGTTGTAGGTATATATCAAGAAATTCTGTTTTAACAATATTATACCCTCTATCTATGTGTCCGTATGTATCAAAATAAAGGTTTTTATCAGAGTAGATTACTGCCTGACTGTTTTGTTCTTTTACTTCAACAATCTTTTCTTGAGTTGTTTTCTTTACAGTTGACATTTTACTCCTTTGTTATTATTATATCAGATTTAATTAAAAAGGGCAGAGAACGAATCCCCTGCCCTAGATAATTGCTTAATGATTAGGAAGCAGCAATGTCCTTGTAGGCAATTGCATCTTCTTCTTCAATTTGAACACCAAAACGTACGAATACGGTGTATTCAATTGTATCTTTCTTTGGAACATATTGACGATTGACGGTAATATCCCGTTGGAATCCCCAAATACGGTTCTGTGGGAAAGTAAGATCGACATAATCTGCTGGGTAGTAAGGAACTTCCATTACGTCAACGCCAAGTACACGAGTGGTACGGGCTCCTCCGAATGTTTGTCCTACGCCATCAAGATAGTCTTGACGATTTGCTTGTGTGCTACCGTTACGGCTTGAGAAAGCCTCAGAAATAGCATCTGCAAGAGTACCGTTGTTACGTACGATGCTTTGGAAAACATCTGTACCTGCATAGAACTTAAGATTGTTCTTAAGTGCACGATACTTACGTGGCATTGCATTGATAATGCCTTGCATAACTGGAGTTGTCCAGTTATCGCTTGAAACTGCTGGAAGAACTGAATCGTGTGCGTGACCCGCTCCGCTTCCTGTTGTAATTTTTTTAACAAAGCCTTCCATAATAGCAAGGAATGATCCTGTTGCACCATCTCCGTTAATAGCCAAATCTTCGATATCATTACCGAATGCGTTGGTCATCAAACGAACAAGATGATCTTCAAGAGCAGCACCTTCAATATTATCTTCTAGACCTTCTGATGTAACTTCCCAATCAAGACGAATCTTTTTGGTTGTTAATTCTACTTTAGAAAAAGTAGCACCAGCGTTTGTATATGCACCGTCGCCTTGAGAAGCAGC